CGCCACCACCAAAGCCGCCACCGCCTCCTTCACCTGGACTTGCTAAACCACTCATCATTTTATATTTATTATTTTCTTCAATATTCTTATCAGTAAATTTCATAATATTTCTAACAATCCATTCAATGCTCAAGTAAGGTTTTCCTTCAGCATCTTGTAAATTAGAGGATAATGTTGAGGCTATTTCTGCTCTTTTTGCCAAGTTATTCAAATATTTCCACTCTTCAAATAAATCATTGGAGTTGAATTTAACTTTCATATAACTTTCAAAAACTCTATCATGCTCAAGTTCAGGAAAATCTAAAACCATTTGTATTTTTAATGGTTTAACTAAAACCTCCTTGAACAATGTTCTTAGTCTATTGACAAAATTTTTAAATCTAATCTCATCCATTGTTATTGAAGCCGTATCGTCATAAAAATTTCCACCACCTTGATCTTCATCTAATCTAGAAAAAGGCATTTTGGAAGCTCTTTTTAAAGCCTTATAAAACCAAGTAAGTGTGATATCTTCATTTAATTCTGCTTGTTGTGGTTGTTCGATTGACATCTCAGGTGTTCCTTGCTCTGAGGTAGGAAACCAATAATCTTTTGAATGTGGAATTTTAGTAGAACCGTTAATATAAGGTATACCTGTTCTATCATCCCATTCAATATCTTCGTGGTATTCGCTCATCAATTGTGCAATCTGTTGTTCAGCCTGTTGTCTAGTTAAACCATTAACAGGTATAATAAATTTTTTATAAATAGAAGCTTGGTTTAGATTATACATCAATTTAGTAAATTCTAATAGCTTCAATTGATTATAAGGTTTGATTAAACCTTCAACATAACTAGTTTCATCATATTCTAGATTATTAGAATATGAAATGTAAATGATATTTGAATCTAATAAAACTCTTCTCAATTGAGGAATATCTGGATTCTGTATCCAGACAACCGTGCCAGTACCTGGCTCACTTGCCACTATAAGAGTAAGAGGATCTAATAAGTTAAGATCTATAATATTTTTTTGATTATCATCGAACACTATCTCAAATGCTAAAAAACCATCTATAAGAAAGGTTTTCATATAATTCCAGGCAGTTAATCCGTCATTGAAATTAAAGGAATTATATATTTTTTTAAAATTCTCTTGGTATTTAACTCTCACAGATTGATCATAAGTATCTGGTAGATCCGTTATACTACAGAAGTAATTATCATCATCATAATTAATTGCTTCTTCTGAAATTCTAGTAACATAGTCCTTGATCTCCTCCTTAATCGCGTATTGATGTAATATTTTTCTTTTGTCTAGGTATCTACGATCTAAGTATGCGATTGACTTTTTTTCTAATATTTTAGATAGAATTTTCTTAGTAAATATATCATACATATTAGTTCCTGGTTCATAAAGTAAATTGCTAGTATCTTGAAACGCACCAATAGCTTGACTATTTTTAACAACCATCTCTTGGTCGTTCATTCCAAAATTACTCAATCGTCTTAATAATCTATTACTAAAACTTCTACCTACAGTACCTTTACCAAATTCATACATTGAGTTAGGCTGGTTGTATCGATTATATGTTGCCACTTAATTATATTTTTTTTATTAATAGTATATATATTAAAATTAAAGTTCTTCTATCAACTTCAAATTTTTTTCAAAATTTCTAAGAGTTTTATAAAAATTTTCAACATCTTTTTCATACATTTGTATTATTTCCTCGAAAATTTTAATTTTATTAGAAAATTCTAATCTAAGTTTTTCATTAGCGACGTTATTTAAAGTCTCATACATTAATTTATTATTTATATAATATGTATCTAAAAAAATAAATCTCTGTAAAATGGTTGAGGAAATTTCAAATACATTTATTATTTTACTTATATCATAAGCAGTAATTGCGTAATTTTTCTTACCATTTCTTTTAAGAAAATCATACATCCAATTAACTTTAAAATTTAATTCCTCTTTTACACTTTCACCTACCGATATTTTATTTTGATTTGTTTCATATCTATTGATATTACTTTTTATGATAACGTCTATTAATAAAATTTTATATTCTAAAGGTAGATAATCAAAATTTAAAGCATATAATATATTCTTACTGTTAACTATTTTTATTGATTTATCTAAAATACCTTCTTCGTTCTTAGTCAAAATAGGTGGTATAGTTAAGATTGGACACCACAGTTTATTACCATTAAAATCATATTTAATAACGTAAAATTTACCTATTTGAATGTTTTTAATATTTGTTGCTCTAACTTGATTACTTGGATTTTTTAGAATATATGAAAAAAGTTCAAAAGTAGATTCATCTTTTAACTTCTTAATATTATCATTATATTCAAAAATAAGGGCTCGTATTTCTTCTTGAAATGTCATATTAGATTAAGCCTTTTTTCTTAAGATCTTCTTCGGTTATTATTAGATACTTTAACCCTCTTCTCTCACACCAATCTTTTGTAAATGCCCATTTATGTAAATTTTTCTTATAGGTCATTAATGCATATTCATAATTTTCCAAAGTTTTAAGAGTCTGTCTTTTTTGTGGTACTGGAAATTCTGTTTCATGCTTGGGTTTGATTTCAATAATTAATCTATCATATACATCAGTTTCACCAGACATCTCTACATAAAAATCAGGATAATATCTATGTGTTTCTATTTGACCGTGTGAATTTGTTATTTGATATGTAATTTCCACACTTTCACAACTCCATTTCACAACCTTATCATTTAAATCACAAAATCTACAAAATGCAAATTCCCATGAACTTCTATATAATATAGGAGTTATCCCAATATACTTTTCTGAATTTTGTAATATGTAAACACCCTTACTTGGCGTTCCGTCTTTCTTTCTTGAATGATTCAATTTAGCTCTATTAAGACCCATATAATTAATAATATTTATTCTTCAAAGTATTAGGATTAGGCGGATCCTGAACTAATTTAGTATTGTCGCTTACTGATATATAATTTCTACCTTTATTTGACAATGCTACATCATATAATGTTGGAAATCTATTATAAACTCCAGATGTAACATCTTGAAATTGAATATTTCTAACCAACATTATAAATTCTTCTTCCCTAAGACTCATGCCTTGTGAGGGTCCAGGTACAGAATTAATATATCCATCATTTCTAACCCAGTCTTTTAATGCCATATAATATATATTATATTTTTTATTAAATATTATGCAATCCTTTACCTTCATTAGAATGACTGAGACTAATCATTCTAGGTGAGTCTTGATTATTCTTTTTTTGATAAATAACATTTAAGCCACCTGCTATACCTCTTTTGCAAATTTCTGAAAAATAAGGAAATGCCGAGGAGTATTTCTTTTCGTTAAATCCTTGCCAATTCTGAAACATCATTAATATTCCCTGTTGCATGCAATCATATTTGTCGTCAGAAGTTTTATATTTTCTTTCAAATTTTTTTATCATTTCTTCTCCAATTCTAATGATCATTCTTTCAGACTTTTTAGTTAATTTTCCCATACCTTTAGATAAAATTATTTCATAATAAAACTCGGTATCATCTATGTATCTCGCCATTTAGTTTAATTATTTTTTGGTGTTATTTAAACAACAGTAGGTTATAGAACCCTATATATATTTATATTTCCTTTAAATTAATTAAAATTAAGCCTTTATAAATAAATAAAAATTAACACCTTACTAAGCCTCTTAAATATTTTAGTATAATTAAACATATTTTTATATTATCTTATCAATTAAAAGTTTACTTATTTTCATAATAAAAACGAGAGGATCTTACTTTTTTAGTAAAACCCTCTCTTATTTAAATAAAAGAAAGGATCTTACTTTTAGTAAAACCCCTTCTTTTTATTTAATTATCAATAAATTATAAAATCATTCTCTTAGCTTTAACTTTATCTTCTTTGACAAGTTTCAAATTTTCATAAAGTTCATGCTTAGAAACTAATAAATTGTTAAATGCCTCTTTTAATTCTTTATCTTCATTTACCAATTGATCATTTTCTTTTAATAATGCTAATGCCTCATCAATTTCTTTAATTGACTCTTTAATTTCCATTTCTTTATCTTCTAAGTTTCTTAAATACTTAACTTCTTTTGAAAGTTTATTTTCTAAAAATTTTGTTAAATCATAATCTAACTCTCTTTGAATATCGTTAATTAAATCGTTTGCTGAATTATATTCATAGAAAGCTGAACCTGTTCTTGCATCATTATTATAGACATACATTTTATCCTTATAATTTACAACATAGCATTCTAAATATGGATGTAAAGCATTTTCGACTTTTAATGCAATATCTAAATCAACAAATTTGTCAATATTTTGAGCTGCTGTTGATGATAAAACATAATAATCTTTCTTTAACCAAGGAATAATTTTTGAATTAAAAAGATTTTCTAAAGTAGTTTCTTTATCTAATTTTTCTTCGTTTAAGAAAACTTCTTTATCATTTTTCGTTGAAATACTTAATACTAAATTTTCATCTAATCTGAATGCAATTGTATTTTCATTAATATCACCAATTGTCATAACTTTTTCTAAAATTCTAAATTCTCTTAATTTTTCAGCATCGGTTATGTGATTTTCTAAAAGAGTTTGTTTCATCTCATCATTATTAATCAAGAACCAACGATCTCTCATAAACACTAAATTACCTTCTTCAACTTTTTCAACTAATGTAAATACCTTTGATGCCTTACCTGAATTTACTAAGTTTTGTCTTTGAACTGGATTATTCATGTAGCCATTTAAGAATAATTTAACTTCAGGAATCCAATCATGAATTACTAACTCATTCAAAATTGCTGTCATCTTTGAATCATTATCATTAATATTGATAATATTAAGAATTGAATTCAAAGCTGGACGATACATTTGTCCATAATTTTTTCTTTCAATTTTTTTGTATAAATCTTTAAGATTATAATTAATAGGTTCGCTTTTAATTTCATCTTCCAAAGATTCAACTAGTCTTTTAACTTTAAGATCCCACGAAAATGGAGTTAAGGTTTCTTTCAAAGAATTAACTAATTCTTTTTCTGAAAAATTATCATAATTATTGAGATATTTCTCAACAATTATATTTAATTCATAATCCTCAATCGGTAAATCCTTTTTAAAATTAAACAAATCATACTTTAAGTTTTTCATTTTTATTCTATTATTTTTTGTACTGTATCTTGCAGTTTTTTATTTTTTTGATTTTATTTCTAAGTTATATATAAACAAAAAAAACTCGTTTTTTGCTAAAAACGAGTTTTTGAATTTGATAATTTTATTTTCTAAAATATTTTAAGTCTTCATCAGTTATTTTATCAGCAGTTATTATTTCTGAAACTGTACTTCCAAAATGATATTTTTTAATTGAAAATCCATCTGGATTCAAATTATATTCAACAACATTATATCCAGTGGTTAAACTATCCATATTAAAGATTATTGGTTTATCAATATTAGATTTTGGATAAGCATCTTTCATATTGGCAATTCGCCATTTATTATCCTCAACTATATAAGTTGTAACATTATTATTTTTTATATTCATGCCACACCTAAATCCTTTATCAACTAAAAATTGTATTGAATTGGCTTCGTATTCAAATCTAGGACTCACAAAAAAGGAATGTTCATACCATTCTTTAAGCCCCTTATCTTCTTCACCAGTATTAGAATGTTCAGATTTCCACCTTTTTGTCTCACCTTTATCGGTAATCAAATACTTTGAACCCTGAGTTGTTTCAAAATATGCAACAACTTTATTACCTGTTGTAGATGTTATGTTGTAATTATCAAATAATCCAATGTGTTTCATTCCATATTATTTATTTCATTCTGTCTATTTTCTTCTTTTTCTTTTATAATTTCGGCTTTGGTTCTTTTTTCAAGTAAATTATGATACCAATAAACTCTTTTCAATGCACCATCAGCATTTGGTAACCCGGTATTATCAGGTCTTGGTATACCAAGAAAATCCCAATCTATACTGCTATCGTTATCACAAATTTCATAATCGTCACTTAATAAAGTAAATACCGGATAATAAGTACTAACTTCCAACGAGAATTTAATAGTAATAGTATTATCTGTACCTAAATTAATTTCTCTCGGAATATCTATACCAGAATCTGAAGGTAGAGCAAAAAATGCATCTATTTTCATACCAAAGTAACTTATACTAAAAAATCTATAATTGTAAAGCATATCTAATATTTTAGTATAACATGTACTTGCTTCCCATTCATTATCTAATCGTATCTGTATATCGAATGTTAAAGATAGAGGAACAGCTTTTGTTCTACTTACAATGGTCTTAAATTCATCGTTTAATTTGGTTTCTTTTGATAAAAATTGATTTGGATTGGCGAGTTCATCATCATTTTGTCTTCCACCTCTAAATGTAATTACACCTCTTTGTTTCTGATCTGTGTT